GACCGCATAGACCTTGGATGACTGATTGAAGTTCATATTGCCAAAGACATAGTCGGACACATCGCTTGGCAGTGGCTTGACATATCCGTCATAAATCCAAAAGCCTGCCTTGCTCATCCAAATGGCAGCAGTGTCAATGGCCGCCACCGCTTGGGCTGAAATGAGACCGCAGCCGCTGCCGGCCTTCTCAAAGCCATAGACAAATGGAGCGCCAACATACTGGGCCGTGTGGACATCAACATCTGTAAACAGAAGATTCACACCCTTGACCCGCTTGCCAGCAATCAATGTGCCAGGCGTGGCCAGTTCATAGTCGCCTGCAAGGTTGTCGCCTGCTGGTGTCCAAAGGGTATTGTTCTCTTGATCGCACCACTGCACTTTTCTGGGGTTTCCACCAGCACCAAGGGCCATTAAAATTCGCTCGGCAGTGACAAGCAAAGCCTTGTTGCTTGTTGGTGCATTGGTAATAGCAGCCGCAATTGTGGGTGTCGTGAAACCCAATTGCCACTCATAGAGCTTGCCATCGGCATTGGAGCAAGCCACCAAATACTCGCCCCATGTATCCATGGACCATGTGGTGGCCGGCTGGCTTGTGCCATTGTCTGGCCTTGCCGTGCCATAGGCCAGTGAGCCATAGGTGCTATAGCCATAGCCAGTCGTTGACAATGCACTGGCCAAACCAGTCGTGAATCCGGTTGGGGTAATGTCTTTGAGTGTTCCAGCCTCGTTCATGGCATAGAGCTTGGACTGAGTGCCTGCTGCAATCCAGCGTGTGGCACTGTTATCGCGCCAAGTAATAAAGCCTCGGCACAACCCCGTCATCTGGCCAGTTGCACGTTTTCTCCAGCCACCCATGGGCCGCAAAGTGTTCTCGTACCAGCGCACCAGATTTGCGTCATACCATCGGCCTGCTGACTGGTACTCTGTGCCGTTTCTGTAGATGCCTGGTGGTAGTTTAAGTGGTATATACATGATGGCAATTATGTTGGTAGGTTTGAGACAAAGCTCATTGTGACAATGGCCGATGGGACTGCCGGCCTTGTTGGGCTTGTTCCAGCAGCGTATTGTTCAATGGACACACCCGTGTCGGTTGGCCTCCACATTATCTCAACATAGTCTGTGGCATTTAAGCTCAAAAAGTAATTCATGGCTGCAATGGTGTGATAAGGATCACTAGCACCCTTTCTAGGTGCAAAGCCAAATCTGCTGTTTGAATTGGCTGAATTTGTCCCATTGACCCGAAACCAGACATCGACATCCTGAGAGTCATTTGTCGTATTTGTAAACTGAATGGAAAACTGCAAGTTCCAGATTCCGGCATCGGCCACAGTGATTCGGCTGCTGCTGGCTATTGTCACACCATTGCTAAAGTCTGTGGTGTTAAATGTGACCGCATAGGCCGTTGTGGTATTGGCAGCCACTTGGTCAGTTGAGTCTTGAAAAGCCCCATAGGGGATATTCATAAACTTGCCGCCCCTTGGTCCAAACAATGAACCTAGTGCTGTGGTCAGTTTTCTGAAGTAATTGTTTAAAGCGCCATAGTTTTCATTCAAGTGCCTGCGCTCATACGCTTCTGGGGGATATCCCAGACTTGGTATAGATGGAGACTCTAATTGTTGCTTGACATTGGCCATGGTGTAATTTTATGCCTCAATCAAGCAAAGCGCACTCAGCTTTTCTGCGCTTTAGTAGACCAGGCAAAACCTTTCCACCGCCCTTGGTCCAAAGCATAAGCTGCTCTTTCGCGCCCTCCCAGTCCCCTGCATTGATTTTTCGTTTCAATGTGGAGGTCTGGAGCCGGCCAATCCCTAAGTTGTAGCAGAAGTCCACAATGGCATTGCACTTTTTTTCGTCTGTGGCAAGGATTGGGCAGTTCCTCAATGCACCAGGCAGATAGGTATGCTCAAGCTCTATCATCAACAAAGCTCTGGCAGTTGGTTCATCCATTGGCGGGTCCTCCAATGTCACCTTGCGCTTGTCAGCGTAGTAGGTCGAGCCGTAACCTATCGTTGCCACTCCAGCTGGGCAAAGATAGGGCTTGGCACGATAGCCCTCAAACTGGCGGCAAAGGGCAGCAGCCAGTTCTAAGTTCATAATCCGCGCTTAGAAAGAGTTCTATCAAGAAACCAATAATTGATTGTCCCAGACAGCAATGCAGAAAAGTCTGGAGTCATCATGGTCTTGAACACCTCGACCGCTGGAGCGCCAGCAAGCCAAGCATTCCATGCAAACCAGACATGAATAAAGCTCCACACAAACAGCACCCAGTACGTGACCAAGGGGCGCACTGATGCCGACAGACTGGCCACCCATCCACCGGCAGCTTTGACCATCTCGGCCTGCTGGGTGATGGCATTGTTAAAGGCATCCATCACGCCCACATCGACAGCAGCCTCACGTTGAGCGCCAATCTCAGCGAGCTTTTGCTGGCCCCTTAGTTGTTCTAGATCGCACTGGCGAGAAAACATCAAGAGTTCATGCGATCTCTCGTTTTTCTTATCAAGCCACTTCAACACCTCTGGGGCCATCCTAAAGATGCCGCCAAAGATTGACCCTAATATGCCGCCACTTAAAATATCAAACATAAAAATCCACCTTTCTATTTGTAAAAATCTCAAGACTTAATTGGTTGCGTTCTGCCTTCTTCACATACAACTCAAACTCAAGGTCGTCAATTTTGTCCTTAACTTTCCGCATCTTCAGCGCCTGTGCATATTCTTCTTGCAAGCGTTCAGCCCTGCGCTCAAGCGCGTCTGTCCTGTTTGGGTAGCCCTCTGGCTGCACCATCGGATACCACTTGTGTATGGGCGGGATCATTGTGAATAAAAATCCAATAGATGTAATTTATAGGCACTGCCAACCAAAGCAGTATTTGCAGCGCATCAATCATTTCTTCTCTCGCTCAATTGCATTTTGATAGCCTTGAATTATTTTGCTTCTTATTTCTGCCGAATCTGCTGTTCCAGCCCATGCTGGCACGTTGTTCCAAATAACCACCAAATCCTGACTTTTGCAATGTGGCGCATTGTTTGTCAGCCATATTGAAAGCTGCTGATGGCGCTCTGACGGGTTGTGCCGAGACATAGCAATATTGTAAAACTCGCTCACCTGACAGCCATTTTTGGCTGTAGCGCCCACTAGCACTAGCAGAAGTAACAGAACAAGCCAGCGCATTCATTTCAATCTTCTGACATATCACTGGCTGCCAAGTTGATGCGCGTCTTTAAGGCTGGAATGTCCTCTGGCTTGTCTTTAAACCCAATGGCAATGTATCCAGCAAATTTTCCTGGGTCTGGCGGGATTGAGCCTCTGCACATGAATTTCACGCCTTGCTTTATGCCCCACTCACCAACCTTGCTACTTGGGTTGAATTCCTCGCACAGCACCTCGTTGTTCAGCATGGCCACCATGGCAGCATTGCGATCAGCGCTTGCGTTAAAAAGGCTTGTGACAGTCCCCTCAATGGCCTTCTCTCTTGAGCCATCGGCATTGAGCGCCAGCACTGTGGTGCGGCTATTGGTAGCCAAGTTGGCCTTGTGGATCAGCAAGACAATGCCATCCACATCCTTCATCAGGCTTTTGGCCGGAATAATCAATTGCTCTTGCTTGGCCAACTGGGGCATCTTGTCTTGCGTTGTGATGGCCTGCAAGATGACTTGCCTTGAGTCCCAAGCAAAGTATCCGGCAAAGAATAAAAACGACAGCAAGATCACTGTGAACAGTTTGAACGGGTTATCGACCCACTCAATGAGACCAATGACCTTGCCCAATGTTGAGTCGTCTTTTTTGGCTTCTGGCTTTGGTGCAGCAGCTGGCGCAGCCACAGTCACATTGACCTGGCTTGTTGGCGCAGGCTTTGGCCTTGATCGTTTAACTGGTGCGACTTTGGCCGCTACTCTTTTGACTGGTGCTTTTGTCATTTCATGGCCCAAAAAATAATGTATGTACCCCAGACGACAAAGACAGTGATGCAGACCGCGGCAATGATTGCCACGGCCCAGTCTCTCATAGCCCGAATATCTTCTTGACGAATTCGGCAGCGACACCTGGTCCAAACAAGACCGCAATGATCACCGCATAGAGCAAGTATTCAATCTTGGTCATGCGCTTGTCCCCATCGCGCAGTGACCGGTCAATGTTGTTGTATCTCTCTAAACAGATCGCCTCATGCACGGCAAGCCTCTTGTCAATGTCTGCATCCATGATCACTCAGCAGCTGGTGCTTCTTTGGCCAGTTGCGCGTCTGCTTGCTCTTTGACCTTGACGATCAATGGCCAGACACCGCTACTTGATGGCAGTTGACCCAGAGTCTGCAAAATGAATTGCACTTCATTGACTTCAAGATTTAAATTCATGCTTGACCCCAAGGTGTGCCAGTAGCAGTTACGGGTGATTTCTGCAAAGCAATCTGAGCCGTCAAAGCCGCTTCGGTTGCAGTCTTATCCACACCATTAGCCCAAACCCAACCAAGCACTGTGTCTTGTGTTAAATCTGCATAAGGCGTGTTGACTGTTCCATCTGCCCATGAGCAAGTTGAATAGATGGATGCTGTGTGTTCACCATCTTCTGCTGTGGCTTGCCAATGGGCAGTGGTTACAAAGCCTGTGGCGACATCTCTGTCGAGGGTGCTAATAGTCCAAGTAATCATGGCGTTGTGCTTTCTTGAGCCGCTTGATAAGCCGCAATAACTTCAGCAGTCCAAGCCGTATTGCAGATTGCAACAACATTGACGGGAACACCTGTTAGGTCTTGTGCGGGTATGAGGCTTGAACGATGGTATGTTTGGCTAATTTGGTTGCCATCTTCCATAATGCGAGTTGCCTCACGATAGAGAACGATGCCGTTCTCAGTTACTGTGATTTGGTCAACGACTGTTTGTTTTGTTAAAGACATTTTGATTTCCTTTAGGTTAGTGTCCGACCTGATAATCCAATCAGGTTAATTAAACTAGATAAGTAATAGTAAAACTTATACCTACTGATGCTGATAGGGTTGTAAAGAAATATGCTGAAGCTGCGCCCGCATTACCAGAAACAGTTCCTCCTGCCGTTGTATTGCCATTTGCACAACTTCCGGGCCACGGTTGAAAAGCGGTGTTAGTGCTTCTTGTCGCAAAAGGAAAGCCAGCAACTAATGTGCTGTTTGCAGTAGAAGCGTAAGTTGTACCAGCACCACTAGTAGTGTAAAAATTAACCGTTACTAAATTGCCAATTTTTGTATAAACACCAGCATAAGCAGGACTACCAGTTGTTGTCATGTTCGTTACTGAAGGACTCCAAGTCCCCTCCTCATAGTCATCTAGCGTATTAGCGTTTGTAGATGCTGATTGAGTTGCGGGGAATGTGATGCCAGCACCGCTTGTTGTAGGTGTAGCGTTGCCAACTGAAATTGAACCAACCGCTTGCAAATTACCAGACGAATTTAATGTCATTCCTGTGCGGTTTATTGTGCCCGTACTGTTTGCTTGATAAAACTGAATTGCTCCGTAGGTGCTTGCATCTGCACCCCAAGAACCAAGCATTACAGTGGATGAGCCTTGATAAGACAAGATGCCGCCAGTTAAGTTTGCTGTA